GTCCAATTCTTAACCTGTGGAGGGAATATGGATGTAGTTGTCGAAGGTGTTAACGCACTGGTATCCGACACCCATGTGGTGTTGGTATTTACTAACCAGGACGGTAGACCTATCGGCCGTGAAATTCAGATGCGCATTCCCTCTGGAGGAGATGGTCCAACCAGTATTCGGGTTGTTCCAAATTTCTCACAGAGGATTTATGCGGGTTTGGATGTCACACTACACTCATCCTCTCCTGTTAGCCTAAGGGGTTTCGAACCCTTTGAGCTGATATCAGGTTCAGTCTTGAATCGGGATGTTCTGAGTCGTGAGACTCAAGCTCCCTCAGATGAGTTACATGAGGGGGTTAAGTGTCAAGGTTGTTTAGACCTTGATGCGTCCGTTGCTTCAGACGTTATAGGAAAGTAGTATGGAATATACGGTCTACAAAACCATGGGGTCCGCTAACCAGACTTTGCCTGGTAAAAGGTTTAGAACATTCCCCGTCTCGTGCGCTAATCGCGTACCTGACGCCTGGAGTGCCTATGCTAATACCCCGGCAATATTTGGTGAACAGCGGATCATGGCTGGAAATCGTACTCCGAACTACTGGGCAAGGTTGAAGAAGGGGGAATGGATTCCTCCAAACCCCTTTTGGAGCACTAGGAAATTTGTAACTTCCCAGGGTTCTAGCGACCTTATCCGAACATGGGCAGGCAATGCTTGTACCGCGCCGAATATTTCGGCGTGGGACGAGGATCAAGGCCTGTTTATGCCTTCCTACAATCCCAGCAATCTCGTCACCAGTATTCTCGGTGGCGATGATGCTGCGCGTCTGATCACTCAGGTTACGACCGAATGTCTTGCGAATAGGCAGAAGGGTAAGGCCAACTATGTTGAATCGTTAGCCGAACTCGACCAGCTCTTTCGTTTGCCAACCGGGCCAATCGTTGCACTTGGTAGGTTCGCCGATGAATTTCGGCGGCGTGCCGGGTATCAACGAATGGACAAGCTTCGGAAGAGATTTCGCGTTAATTACGCGAAAGATCTACCCCGGGCTTATCGTAACACTAAGTTGGGGAAGGAATTCCTTCGACTACTTAGTAGTGAGTACCTGATCTGGAGATATGGAGTTAAACCCCTTATCTCTGATATTCAGGCGGCAATGGAATCCCTGAAGACAAATTATCGTCTTAGTAAGTCGTCTGATATCCATACGGCTCGCGCCAATGGATTGTTGACGGCTACTAAAACGGATAACTACTCTTCGTCCAGCGCTTACTTGAAAGTAGACTGGTCTATCCAGACAGCAGATACCTTTTCGGTACATGCTCAATGGTGTGACCGGTATGCCTCGACGCCGTGGACTGATTTGGGCCTAACTTGGCACAACTTAGTCGCGGTACCTTGGGAACTCACCAAGCGCTCGTTTGTTCTGGACTGGTTCGTAAACGTAGGTGAACTCATCTACGCCAACTTACCAAGGGTCGGCGTGACGCCGCTAGGCGGAAGTTACTTCACGAAAGAACAGATTTATCATCTGTCTTACTTTCGTGGGTTCTCCGACTTGCAGCCTCTCGTCGTAAAATACACTGGCAACCTCTCGGACTCGGTTTCGATCGATTACTTGAGGAACCAGCGTAGTACCATTGATCCGGTTAGGGGAACTGGCCTGGTTATTAAGAGCGATTTTCGCTTCGATAACTGGACTCGTGCCCTCGATGCTGCTGCGCTTACTGCGCAGCAGCTGGCCAAGGTCATTTTCTGACGACCTTAGCGGACGGATCTCACTGTACTTTAACCCTTTAAATAAGGTTTATCCTTATGTCTTTGACTGTCAATGCTTCAACCTACACGGCCGACTCGTTCGGCACGTCCGCTGTCGGTTATAACGGTCCGGCTCATACTGTGAGTGTTAAAGATGATGTTCGTCTTTCACGCACAGCGCCGAAACCGACTACAACCTTCAGTGGTGTCGGTCGAACCAGCGCTAAGCTGACTCGAACGCTCACGTTGACCGGTGCTTTGACCACGACGTGGGACGCGATCCTGGACATCCAGGTGACCGTACCGGTGGGCGCTTCTGGCGCCAACATTGACTCCCTGCTCAACGATATGGGAGCGTTCCTCGCGAGCGCCTCATTCAAGACGCACGTCAAGAACCAGCAGATCTCGTTTTAACGAGATAATGCGGGAATTCCTGGCGTTCGTTCTTGCTGTGCTGATCCTTGTGATCGGTTCAGTCGTTGTGGCGCCTAGCTTCGTTAAGACGCTAGGTAACATTAAAGGAAATCGTGATGAAATCCAAAATGTTGGCGGAGTTCAAGAAACTCAACCATCTTCTCTCCGAGTCAAGCTGGCGTAATTACCAGCTCTTCTTGGAGATGGTGTTGAGGTCCTCTCCCTCTGGAACATCGTTGATTGGTCTTCAGTACTTACGTACTGGGGACTTCCCAGCTTTGTTGCAGTGGGCTGACGACTTAGCGAACACTGAGTTTAGTTCGCCGGCCGAGCATCGGCTGAATCGTCAGTTAGCTTCACTTGTACGGAAATATCCATTCCCTGAGGGCACCGTTAATACGGATCCGGAAGGGATGGCTATTGAACGTTTCTTGAAAAGCGAGCATTCGTGCAAGCGTATCAATCAACGTTTCAGGGCATTCTCACGAGTGCGCTGTCCGGTGGAAAACGAGCTCAAGATGGCTCGTGATTACATCTCCTATGTTCTCGGACCTCTTTCAAAGTCCGAAGTATGGGACGAGTGTGCTTTTGGGGCCGGCGCTAGTCTTGGGATTCACGGAAATGCTACCAACTTAGCGAGGAAACTCCTCTCGAAAAGTTGGACCGTGACTCCCGGCGCTTACTACTACGCTCAAGCTGCACTGAAGGACGACATGCATATCTTAGAGTTGGTTAACTCCGACATGAGTACTGCACGTCACTTTAGTGTCGACCCAGACCTTTTTAATCGAAGGTTTGCTGAAAAAGCACGCGTTGTAGGGCACAATAAAATATCGTTTGTGCCCAAGGATGCAATGACTCATCGAGCTATTGCAACCGAGCCGGTACTAAACGGGTACTTGCAGAAGGGTGTCGACCAGGTAATGCGAAAACGCTTACTCAGAGTCGGTATCGATCTGCGAGATCAGAGTCGTAACCAGCTATGGGCCCGAATAGGGTCCAGAATTGGTGATGGCGATGATGGACTTGCGACAATTGATCTATCGAGTGCTAGTGATAGTATTTCGATAGAGCTCTGTCGCAATCTCCTCCCACCTGAGTGGTTCGAATTTTTGAATTCACTCAGATCGCATGAATTTGAGCTAATGGGGCGTCGTCAGACGTACCAGAAGTTCACTTCCATGGGTAACGGCTTCTGCTTTCCACTTGAAACGCTTATTTTTGCTTCACTTTGTCATGCGTCGCGCACTGCGGTACGTTCCACGGAACGATTTATCGTTTACGGGGATGATATCGTCGTGAGCACTAGCATGTTTAGACCACTTACTCAGTTACTCCGAGTCTGTGGTTTCAAGGTGAACCCGAAGAAGACCTTCTCACGAGGGCCTTTCAGGGAGTCTTGTGGGGCAGATTGGTATGAAGGAGAGGATGTACGTCCGATCATACTTGACTTTGCTTTCGATTCTTTTGAAAGCATTGCCAAGTTCTGCAACGGTTCCAGGTCGAAGGATAGTTGGAATACTATTCTCTATGAAGGGACGGAGTTTCTCCGTTCTCTCATTCCTCATCGGCTATTCCTGTGTCGCCCTTATAAAGGCAATCCAGAAACTGCTTTTGAGGTTCCCTGGGACGTCTTCATGGCTTCGCCCTTCTCCAGTTATAAGAGAAAAACTTATTCCTGGAGTTGGGCTGAGCTTGTGAAGGCTGCCGTGTCTGATAAACAGATACGTGCTCATGCAGGCTATCATATAGCTTTGATCGCGGGTGCTTTAAGAGGAGCAGTGTCTTCTTGCCCGTTCTCCGAGCGCTTCACCGCGCGCACAAATGTGCGACGTCAATGTAATCCAGGCGCTATGTCTACGTGGGTCCCAAGTAACCCCTTAAGTACGGGGGCCAATTGGATGCCCAGATGCCGTAGTCCGCGTCTGTTTTACACGCACAGCGGCCTCCTCTAAGAAGAGCCGCCATACCGAGGGAGTTATTCCCTCAGTTGTTGGAACCTTAATTTCGGAGGCTTATGACCTCTTGTTAAGGCACCAGTGGGGTGGAAGTAATCCTATCCACCGTTTGGGG